CTTATACTTATAATATAGGACAGCGCATTAGCACGCGCAGTTTACTATCATTTACTTCTGTTGTGAAACAGGTGGAGTACGTTTATGTCTTTTTTCTTAGGTACAGTTTTTGGAGGGTATCTCGGCTATGCTTGGACAACCTTTTCAAACGATGATTATAAGTTTTATAACTAATCTTTAAAATCAAATCTAAATTTATACTCTCAAGATTACAGAGTATGGATTTCTATTGCCTAAGCTAAACAAAATAATTGTTTACAACACATAAAACGTTCTTATAATTTTATTAAGAGGGTAAAATGAAATATCTAACACTATTGACTACTGCTATTATATGCGCTAGCAACGAAGTATTATACGAATTTGATTGGATCAATAACTTAGGTCCATATTTATAAAAAAAATGTCTCCAATAGCAACACTAATAATAGCATTTTACTTTTGGGACGTTTTCTTAAGAGCAGCTAGTAACGATTGGAATAAAAAATAGTATTTTATAGATCTTTTATTTCTTGAGATCTCTTATTTGTTGTGGTAGCTGCTTATAGAGGTTTGCTAATATCTGTATTCCTTGAGGAATAAAATCAGCGTGATTAACAAGCCTCTTAAGCGCTTGAGCAAATTCTGGATTTGTATTAATGCGTTCCATATCTTGATCAGTTAAAATTCTGCTAACGTCATTAGCCGCTTGCTCTTCTGGTGCACTCGCTTCAGGTGCAGCCTCTGCCGCTTCGCCAAGCGCTTCTCTTACCATACTTTCAATTAATTCTTTTGTAATCTTCATTTTTATAATCCCCTATCTGGATCGTCATCTCTTTTCGCATCATGATGATGTTCTTTGACAACACTAGGTTCAATATTCTCGGTCAAAAGACCACGAACAATAGTATCACCAAACTTCATATCGTAAACACCAATATCACCACTCTCATTTAACGAATGCCAAAGAACTTTACCAACAGCGTTTTCTTCGGAAATTCCGTATCTTTCTAAAAGGTCTGAACTCAGACGTCCTTCCTTCATTCATTTGTGTTGGATAGCTTTTAATCTTTTTTCGTCTTTTTCGGTTGGGTTTTTCTTTGCTTTAAGTTTTTTCTTTTCAGTTTTTTCTGCATCAGTTAATTTACCTTCAGCCACTCCTGTCGCTGCCTTCATACCCAACATAGCGGTTTGAAGTTGACTCCACTTCTGGCGGAGTATTGGAGCGCTCCCCCGACCTCGTTTTTCTAAATCAAACAGATAATTGCGAAAATCCTCAACCATTTTCTTTAAAGCCTTATCGTCTTCAAGAAATGCAACGTTCATTAGCGGATTGGAGATCTGTTTATACATAATATCCGGTGCACCACCGGCTTCCAACGTACGGATAAGTCCATTAACCGCAGTACGTACAGAGTCAATTGCATCTTTAGCTGCTTTTTGATTTTTAGCCGGCTGAGGCGGAGGCGAACCATCCATTGTAGCTTCTTTTTGCAGCTCTTCTTTAATTAATTGTTTAAGCTTGCTTAAGGTAATATTCATATTTTTCTCCGAAAATTTTCTCCGACCCAAAAAGTCGTTTCATTATAATTAGTTCACCAATTCAACCCGATCAAAAATTTTTCCCCAATTTTTTCCTAGTTATTGGTATGAACAAGATTGACCTAATGAAGTTCGCATTTGAAATCTTAATATACATAGGCGCAGCACTTGTTTTTCTTGATGGGTATCTAAATAGATAAAAAAAACGCCCCCTTAAGAAAGGGGGCTAGGAGGGCAAGGCGTCTAGGCCTTTCTTTATTAACCAGTGTGGGTAACTAAGCTAAAAAAGTTCTAATTTTTCTTTTTAATCTTTGTTTAGTATAACACCAAACGTAACTAATGTTAAGAAAAAATTATTTTTTATAGACCTCTACCAAGCCTTCTGCTAAAAGCTGCTTATTAATGTTGACGTCTTGCAAATATATTTCGCCTAAACAGCGGCCATACTTGTCGACGCCAATTGACTTTACACTAAAACTACCACGATTAATACTTAAGATATCTTCCAGCCGGGCTTTGGCTAATTTACCTTCACGTTTCTCCTCAAGGTCGAGAGTCCTTGTTTCAGGCGCGTTTATGCCCCATAAACGAATTCTACGACGAACAGTGATGTTGAACCCTAGATCGATCCAAGCATCGATTGTATCGCCGTCTACAACGCGGATTAATTCTGCTTCATATAAGTATTTATCGTTAACGTCCATTGTAGAGTAATTAGAATAAAGAATTACATTTGTCCTATAGCAAAAACCAAGAACAAAAACAAAAGACCGCAGCGAAAAACGGCGGCCTTGAAATTTCTAAGGGATTCAATCATATGTTACTCTTCAAGAAAACCCGAAAAACCAACTTTGGGTGCAGGCGCTGCATCACCATATTTTCTACCACGGTTAGGTTTTTGTGTGTCCATACCTGCAGGGCACGGAGGTTTACGATAAAACCCACCGGGCTGCTTGCGATGTTTACAATATACCTCGCCGGCCTTCGCGCCTTCCTCAAGTTCGTCTTCCTCAAGTTCGCCTTCTTCCAAGCCAAGCTTGTACAGTTTGCTCTTTACTTCGGACTCTAAGCGATCTGCAGCGCCTTGCGCGCTAAGTTTACCGCTTCTTAAGCCGTTAATGATAGAACCTACTGTAGCTGCTATAGCAGATTCTTTAGGTGGCATCATTGGCGTGTGCTCTTCTGGTTTTTCAGCGCGCATGGCGTCAGACTCAGCGCTGGGAGGGAATAGTGCATCCCATGGGTCGTTTGGGTTGCCACGATGTCCAGCTGCTTCTGCGACAGCTGCAAGCTCTTCCTGAATTATCTCTTTAAGTCTAGTTCGTGTAATTTTCATTTGTAAATCCTTTAAATTTAGTTATTGGGCCCAGTTCCGGCATCGGGCGTACCACTTTCGCGCTCAACCATATCCGCTAATTGACGCAAGAACGTAGCGCAAGCGCTTGGCTCTGCTCTCTCTTGCGGCTTAAGCATATTTTTAAAGCCGTCTAGCAGCTCTCGCGCGCGCAGATCGTTTTCAATTGGTGGAGCTTCGCTATTCATAGGCTGCTCTTCTGCAATCATGCCTTGATCTTCAGCCATATCGATAACCATCATTGCCAGCTCGAATTCGCGCGATCCCTGCTCATATGCAGCCAATACCGCTTTTCTAGCTTCTTCACCGCCGGCAGCTAGCACAGATAGGGGTACATCACCGCCCATATGGCCTTCCTTTACGGTGGCTAGCTCTTCTCTTAGTATCTCTTCCAACCTTTCTCTGGTAATCTTCATTGCGCGAACTCCTTGCAATCATTATAATTAGTAAGCTGCGATCTTAAGATCTGGAAAAATTTGGGCGGATTTTTTGAGGGGGGTAAAAATTTTGGAATTTTTCTGTGGGTAGCGCGTGACGATCTAGCCGCAGGCATAACCCTAGTGATTCCGGAGACATACATTCGGGGATAGAGAGGGGAGGGGGGGGCCTATATAGCAAAAATCTAACGCTCAAAATAAAACGCTCATTAGGCTTATATAGACCTAGAGAAAGTTAAATTAACTATATAATATTATTAAGGTTTTTATTATGGCATATCGGCGAAGATATCACCGTTATCATCCTTAATCGAACTGATATAAGGTTCTCCATCCTTGAAATAAACCTTAACAGTTCCGGCAAGATACATATCTAACGCGTTGTAGCATGCGTCAGCTAGGCCGGGCTTACCTACTTCATCGTAGAATTCCCCTAAACTAATTAACTTTATATAAATATAGTCAATGATATTAGAGTCTTCTGGGTATATGCCATGCATTAGATATTCCTTCCATGCATATAGCCTAGCAAATAACTACCGCCGGTCGCAATGACGACGGCTAACAGCTTGATTATAATAGGGGATTCCATTCTATGTACACCTAGAGAAAGTTAAATTAAGTTATTGAAATGACTAGGGTTTTTAAAACTCTATTTCTTCTTCTAACTGGCGCAAGGTTTCCTTTGAACCGATTTCAATTCCTGCGATTAGGCCGCAGACAAAGAAGGCAGCAGCGCCAAGCAATACAAAAACGTTAAGCATATCAATACCTTTCCTATGATTATAATATAATGACAAGTGAGCGAAAGTAAAGGGTTTATTGTGAGGAAATCGGGTATATATTAAATCGCAGTCATTTCGCAGGCTTACAAATTATCTATTTCCTATTAGGCTTTTTACCCTTTTATCTTACTACCTTATAAGACTAGGCTTTACCAAATGATTCTAATGACTTAAAAAAGACACCCAAAACCTCAATCATTCTCTTCTGTTATCCATGCACAATAACCTAATGCTAATAAGTCTTCAACCATTTGTATTGCATTCTCCTGAAATGCACACTTGAAAATAGCTATTTCATTACGGCTAGTTATGTAATGCACGTGGTAACTCACATAATAAGTAGCAAGTGCTTATTATAATAGGAGAATCCATAAGGCTATAAATGCTGAAATATAAAGGGTTATTAATAGAACAATTGTTATATTTACTCTATTATTTTTAAAGACCTCGAACGATTTTAGCCATAGTTTCGCCACCTTAGAGACCCAGGCCGCGATTAGTCAAGTGATTACGCAGCTTTACAACAAGGTCTTTCTCAATCTGTCCAACTCGTTGTTTTGACACACCAAATTCAGTTGCGGATGCTTTGTCTTTTCCCAAGTATTCCGCAAGGATACGACCGTTGAAGATAGCGCGCTGCTTGTCCTTGAGATTATTAGAGAAATCGGCAATGGCAGCAGCGATAGCTTCGTTGTTACGAGTGCGGTCTAACTTCTCGAATTGATTAGGTTTATCGTCAACCAAAGTCTCACCAAAGGTTGCACCGTCATGACCAATCGGAGCGTTCAAGCTAGCGGCACGAGTGCTAATAAGTGGAAGGATATCAATAACTTCCGACTCATCCAATCCAAGCTCACGAGCAATGATATCAGTTGAAACGTCTGCGCCGAAAGTCCTGCGAATTCGGGCAAGTCCAGCGTGCAACTTCTTTGCAGACCTTGTACCAACCCTCAACGTGCCACAGTTAGCTTGTACAAACTCTTGACACTTTGCTCGCATCCATTGTGCGGCATAAGTTGTGAAACTTGCTCCCTTTTCTGGATTGAAAGTTTCAACAGCACGAATGATACCTGTGATGGCCTCCGCTGTTAAGTCCTCGATATCAATACCGTTTCTGACATGCTTCTTTGCAATCTTAGCAGCCATCGGAAGATTGGATTTGATGAGGGCATCAAGAGCCTTGTTATCATTGGACTTTTGAGCCTCACGTACGAGGTCAATTTGAGTCCCACGCTGTAGGATTTGAGTAGTGGCTAGCAGTGTAACGATTGCGCTTTTCATTGATTTTTCCTTTGTTCCCTCGGAACGTTTTGAAGTTGCATATATATATTGCAAGTCGCGTGCCAAAACTGCTTTTTTGGAAAGTTTTTTTGGTTTCTTAATAATATCGCGTACTTATCAATCGGTCTCATTGGAGAGACTCGGCAAAAAGTGCAATTTTTGCTTGTTTGTTGATACTTTTTGCAGGGCTAGCAGTATCACGTTTAGGTGTCTGGGTGTGCAATCTTTGCAGACTGCGCTCTAAGTTATTGAAATGATACGCGATTTGGGACAGGCTCGCGCTGGCATCCTTGTTGACCTGCGACTGGGGCAAGAGTCGCCACAAAAGCCCCGTAATTACCGCATGTTAGCACCTCTCACTTTGTAAGTTATTGTTTTTGTTTAGGAATGTTCCGTTATTTCGGCCAACATGAACCAACAAAGGGCCGCCAAGCAAATCATCATCACTAGAACTTCACCTTGCGGCCTGTGAGCTGGCTTGCGAGTGCAGCCGCTTGACTGCGAGCCTGTGAGCCTTCAAAGACAACTGGCGGAGCTAGTGCTTTCTCATTAGCATCAAAGAGCGCAACCATGAACTTGTCGTTAGACTGAGCGACGCCACAAAGCTCACCCTCTGGAGTGAAAGCGCGGAAGTGAATGTGTGCGGGCATAGGGCGAGAATGAAAGCGTTGGCCCAAGCTTCGTCGCGTACGTTGAACACGCCTGCTTGCTGCGTTGCCTAGTGAAATCTTCTGATTAGGTTTCTTGTTACCAAATGCCATTTTGTGTGCTCCGTCTTGGAAAGTGTTATCGGCTACATCTATATAATAAGAACCGATTTCGTTGAGTAAAGGGCTAAAAGTGTTTTTTTTGTTTATTTTTTTAAGCTCTCGAAAATATTCGGTTTTTTACGTGTATGCGAGCGAAAAAAAAATTATGCGCCCATATACGTGAGCGCGAGCAAAAAATTATTGGAGCCTAACTAGCCGAAACTATTTCCATTCCTGCCATGGCGCTAAAGTCAACGTCTGCCCAACCCGGTAGAATTGCTGCGCTTTTGACCGTGACCGACTGACCATAGCGTAGCTTGCACTTGCCCTCGGCGTCAGCAGCGCTAAGTCCCCAAAATGTCTCGTCTTTTGATTGCTCTTCGTAGATGGCTGGACGGTGACGCTTGGCGACGTTCTTGAGGTAAGTCATTGTGACGCGGTAAGGCTTTTCTTTCATCGGTGGCTCCTTCTGCCGGGTACATCTAGACAATAAGAACGCATTTTAGAGAGTAAAGGTTTTTTGTTACCTTTTTTATAAGCTCTCGGAATTATTCCTTTTTATTGCCTTTTAACCATTCCCAAATATAGATAACACAAACGGCACCAATTAAAGCTTCAATCATTTCATCACCTTACGTGTGTGTGCGAGCAAAAAATTATTAGCAGCCGCAGGCTTTAAGGAATCGGCTAATGTCAAATCGCGGGTTGGTCTCTTTAAGACCGTGCGCGATGTCAAGCGCGAAGCATTGACGCTGTTCTGGCTTTACAAAAGCGAGGCTGGTTTTGATGGTGTCTGCAATAAGCTGGAAGTCTTTGCGGCTCATGTCCTTCTCCTTTGTTGGGGACAATTGAATTATAGGAACGGTTTATGTAGAGTAAAGGTTAGGGTTAACTTTTTTTATATAACTGTCTGAGAATTTTCTTTCTCTACCGTCGAAGGTCTTGATTTTAAAGATGAAATAGTTCCATCTTCCTGCCTCCATTGTCTCAATTATTTCTTTATCGACCACTAAACCAAGAGAGCCTTTCGGTACGCCAACTGAACCATGTATAAACTCAACTAAATCACCGATTTGAATTTTTGGTTCCATTATAAGCTCTCGTAATTATTAAGCTAATTCAATGCTGAGCGCTGAACAAGCTGTTGTTTTGCTTGGGAATGTTACAACTATTCCGCGCACGATATCGTTAGCTATCACCACTCCAATCTCATTAAACCATGGGCCGGAATGTGGACACAAGCCCCGTGCACGTGTGCGCGCATCATAGCGAACTAAGTCGCCGATATTAAACTTCTTTTTCATTGTTTACCTCTAGCTGTGTCCTTGAAACGTAGATGCATCGATTTTCATCCGACATTAGACTAACGCAGTTAGTGCCGGGATGAAGCTCTATGATATAAAAGTCACCGGGTAAGTTCTTTACCTTAACTAAATCATTTACTTGGAGTCTCATTTTGAAAGTCCTTTTGCTGGTTACATCTTAAAGATAAGAACGGGATAAGCAGAGTAAAGGGAAAAATTGGCGCGAAGTTTTAAGCTTCTGGATTTACTGGCTTTTTGCCGAAAAGATGTGCGATTTCCGCCTTGAGCAAAAGACTGTCATAAAGCTCAATCTCTTGATTAGTGGAGAAATACGGGGTCAAGTCGTCTTTTTCCGGGTGAAGGATGTATTGCGCTCGGGGCGAAAGTTCTTCCGCCATCCGCAGAAGGTCATAGAATGCTTGTGTTTTTTTCATATTATCCACAACTCCTTGGCTGTGACCAATTTTCATACTGCCAATCGGAAATCTGCTCGTTTTTGCAAAGCATATCGGTCCAATTGTTCCAGGCTTCAGAGCGCGCTGGCCAGTCAGGAATTCCGTCCTGCTCGTACTCTTTTTCTACGCTCGGAAGAATGTCACAGTTAAAGTATTCAACGGCATCTTTCCATAGAATCGGGCTATCAATATCTCTGGCCATTTTGGCGCTCCTTATCTCGGTTACAACTAAACTATAAGAACGGATTTTAGGGAGTAAAGGATACAGCTTGATTTTTTAGCTGATAAATTAGTGCGTCAAGCATTTTCACAGCAACTTCAAGGGCTTCCGCCTCAGTTGCGTTAACACGAGAGCGAATATTTAAATCACTTAGCTCTTCGCGATGGTCAATAAGTTCATCTAGCATCATCATTAGCATACCTCAGTTGTCTCTTTGATGTAACGATTAAGACCGCCAACATAAGCGAATCTGAAATCATTCCAGAACTCGCGAGCTAGCGACCTTGGCACCTCAACATTCTCGCCGAAATACTTGACCTTGAAATCTTCAAAGGTCCAAAAACTTGAATAGGGGTTTAGGTCTTTCTTCATTGTGATTTCTCCTTTCACGTTATAATAATAAGAACGGTTTTTCTAGGGTAAAGGGTTTAATTGATTTTTTTTAAATCTTTTTGAAGGTATCGGAGTTGTTGACCATCTAGCAGTTGTACCGCCCAAATCGTTCTCTCCTCAAAGCCCGGTGAAGGCGTCCATCGTTTACAAAGCACGCCAATCGAACCTGATGTAGCTAAATCTCGCGAGCGTAAAACCTCAACTAAATCACCTATTTGCATCGGCATTAATTCCTTTAATGTGTTTACATATCATCCGGCGATATTTAAAAGCTGAACAATTGCAAGACCATGTATCCTTGTCTACGTTATGGACGACCTTATACTTTGAGCCTTTTGAACCTACAACACTGAATTCATTGGTCTTTGGCGCTTCATACCTTTTCTTGACGACGTATTTGTTAAGTGTTTCAAGCGTCGTACCATTGGGCACTTCAATCCAATCCCCTGCAATTGCATAGGTTTTGTTGCCTACTCTCATTATTCCGGGGGTAATCTTAACTTCAATAGGTTTCATAGTCCCTCACACGTATACGCGAGCAAAAAATTATCGGGGCTGAAAAGTAAAATCAATATCACCCTTTGTGGATATCAAACGCCAGTGCTTACCATCTAAAGTTTCAAGCTCTGCGATTTCAGTGCCTGCGGGGAATCTACCACCGGGCAAAGCTCCTTTGATTCTCGTAACTTTCCAGAGTTCACCTTGTTCTCTTACTCTATTCTTCCCGTGTTTTGTTTTACCAGAAAGAATAATAATATCACCGACTTTCATTAATCACCCTTAACTCTGAATAGTTTCTTGCATCTTCAACAGTATTATCGTCGAGCCATTCAACTAGTGTTACCCACTCATTGGCTTCAACAATTAGTCCAAGATACTCGTTAAACTCAACTAAATCACCGACTTTCACTGACAATCTCCAAGTCGTTAGGCGACATATCTACCATTCCATCGGCCCAATGTACAGTGGCATAGGCAGGTTCGCCGTCTTCGCCATGGGCCCATACTTTGGTCACGACACCAACGCCGGGCGCCGCAAAGCCTATCTGCGTAACTAAATCACCGACTTTCATTAATCACATCCAAGACTGTACGCATAGGGGTAGAAGTTGTACCGTTAGACCATATCACTTCGCATCTAACACCATAGCAACGCATCACCAAACCAGTTGCGCTAGCATCACCGTGATACAAATGAACTAATTCCTCTCTAGCTAGCTCGTCTAGCATTACCAAATCACCAACTTTAGGGTGCCTGACTGGTGGCATTAGATTGGCTCCAAGAAATCAGGGTTAGCGAGAAATGTTTCGCCATCAGTATCAATTGCTCTAACATAATCAGGGCCACTAGTCATAGCTACAAATTCAATAATGACTGCTGGAATCATATCTTCGCCATAATATGAGCGAGACTTGAATAGAGCCCCAACTTTAATATCGTCTTTTGAAAGGTATTTCATCTTCATATCCAAACAATAAGAACCAAATTCAAATAGTAAACTAAAAACTTCCGTTATAGTCCCAGCAGTAATCATAGCCCCATTGACAGTATTCTTCATACCAGCCATCGGAAAACCAAACACAGCAAGTTGTATTGTCGTCATACCAGTCACACCACTCGGCAGAGTGATTATAGGGGTCTTCGGAACAATAGTCTTCGTAATAATAAAGGGCGCCAGATATCTGCGCAGTTGGCTGTGAATCTTGGATATACGACGGTCGCGTGCTATCCAGAGAAAAACGACAACCATTCAGCATCAAGGCTAGTGTTATAATTAATGTTAGTTTCTTCATCCCTTATATCCCCACGATTGAACTATTTCATCCCAATCTACATCATCTAGGTTATCACCGTCAGGTGTATGATGGTTCCACATAAAACGACAAAAGTTTTCAAATTGTGACGCGTCGGTCATTTTTAAAACGGTTACCATTTCATAAAGATAATCATCATTAGCAAACCAAGCGTTAACGTTCCAAGTAGCGCGGTTTGTCCATCCATTATATTTTTCGTCTTCATTCACGATATAATAATAAGAACCATTTTTAACGAGTAAAGCCCATGGGCGATTTTATTTCTGGTGTTACTGCTTTTGGTATAGCAGCAGCACGTTTATGGGCTTGCTCAATAGTGTTGAAAGTTAGGCTGGCTTGTTCAAGGCCAGCAGCCATTGAATAAAACAATTTGATTAATGTTTTCATTTACTTATCCACGATAACAATACGTTCATTGGTTTGAAAGTAAGGATTGCGACCATTCCGGCTATCAGTCATCCACATACGCGGACACTTGCTAGGCTTTGGCTTTGGTGCACACATATCAGTTAAGCAGATATGTCCGTCATACTTGCCCTTGTTGACAAATTCAGTCGGCGCATTGAAACAAGTGCCGCCATACAAAACACGCTCACGCTTGCGTTTCTCGCCCTTCTTCCAAACGTAAACCTTGTCCTCTGCCACACGAGTATCAAAAGGAATTACAGTAAACGTAGCAATTTCAGATAGTTTGTTAAGCTCAGAGTAAAAAGCTGCTAGCATTTCATCGGACACCGAACCAGATTGGTCAATGGAAATAGCAATATTAGCAACACGCTCAACCTTCCGACCGGGATGCACGTAGGCATAACGCTTGTTCAATCGGCGCGGAGTGCTACGCTTGTTAGAGCGTTGAGAGCATTTAACAAACCAGCGAAGAACCTTTCGCCAATCAACCTTAGTGGAAAGCTTATCGATAATCTCTTTACGTACTGAAGATGAGACGGTGCCCCAATTGTTTGAAGAGCCTGCTTCATTTACCGCGTCTTGCATAGCATCCTTGAGCCTTTGCTTGGCAATCTCTTTGATGCCATCATCACACTCGCCAGCACCCCACTCGCCATGATCGTCAAATTGTCCAGCAGCATTAGGGTCGAAGTATCCTTCGCCTTCGTCACCTTCACCTTTGCCATTCTGCTTTTGTTCTTCAACCTTCTGTTTAAGTTGCTCGTAATACCATTCTGCTGTTTCACCCTCTGGTAGATTCTCAAATGGTTTTGTGCCTGGGAAACAACACATATCGGGCAACCTAGACTTACCAATCATACAATTAATTGATAGGTCAGTCGCGATATTCCAAAGCTTGAACAACTCTGCTTTTTCTTTTGGAACATTACCGTTGCTAGTAAATACACCAGCTAATTCATCAGGCAGGCGCCCAGTAACGTGCTCAAAAATAAGGTGATAAAACTCGTGAATGAGCACACCTGACTTTTGTTCTTCTGTTAAGCCCTCAAAGAAATCGGCATTATAAACCATTTCAAAATAGCCGGTCTCAGGATTGACGCGGACACCAGCAGTAGGAACTGCTTTAGATTCTCTCTTCTCAATACGTCGCGACAACGCAGCGAAAAAAGGCTCGCGCTGAAGCAGTCTGAAGATATGATCGTTTAGATTGAAACTCATTGTGACCTCCGTCTTACATTGTAAGAATAGGAACGGTTTAGAGATAGTAAAGAAAAAAAGATGGTCGAGGGACTGTTTACTCACAGAGCAGTCTTGTTATCTGGTTTTTTGATTAGTGGACTTGTGTCCGCCGCCGAAACCAGCAAATTGGCAGGTACTAGTAATAAACTCCCCGACCATCACCTCATAATCTACACAATCTAAGAATAACTAGTTGCTAGCTATCCTTTCCGGTCAACATCTGGACCATACGGGCTGAAACCTTAGTTCCATCGCTAGCAGTAGCTTTGTGAAGACCAATCACGTTAGCGTTATCTCCTTTGCCTAGGACAGTCCAAAGCTTCATAGCGCCCTCGGAAGGAAGCGTGACGAAATAGTTAGCTAGGTTTTGGATTTGATTAGCGTCCAATTCATCCTTGAATGTATCGCTGGCCTCCATTTTCTCAATCAAGGCACAATGCTCGTTGATGCCAAAGTCAGCGGTTTTGGAGACTTGTCCATCATCTAGAATCATCTCTAGGGTAACTTGGCGCTCGTAATTTTGAGCGAAATCGTTGAAGGCAATCGCTGCCTCCATGCCAACAAAGGCAGAAGCCAAGTGATAGATGCCTGCACTAGTGTTATCGCGAGCATCCGCTAGCATACCAGCATTAAGCAAGCAATCGTTTAGGCGCTTCCAAGAGCGACGCGAAGGGTATACCTTGTTAGGCTCATAGTCCTCAGAATGCTCAAGGTGGGTACGGTTTTGATTGATGAAGTCCCAAACAAGACCATCAACATTGTCCTTGCCCCAGTCAAGCCAATCCTCAACAGAGGGCTCAACATCGAACACAGTCCAGCGATCAAGCTCAGCCGGATCCATCTCACCAACCTGATATTGCGAGCCATGCTCACCACCGTTAACAGCAGCAAGAATAACAGTACCCGGATGGATGCGCTTGCCAAACAACTTGCGTGAATCGGTAAGCTCAAAAAGACCTTGGCGAACCTCGGTCACAGCACGGTCAACCTCATCGAAGAAGAGGACCACGGCGCTATCACAAGCCTCTTGGAACCAGTCAGGTGGACAAAAGGAAGTAACATCGCCATCAGTCTTTGGAAGACCAATCAGGTCGCCTTCAGTCATTTGAGATGCGCGGCGCTCTACGACGGGCAAATCAATGTCAGAAGCGATTTGATAGACTACCTCTGACTTGCCTACACCGTGACGACCGCGAAGCAATACAGGCTTGTGGACAGCAATTACGTGAGGGGCAACAGTGCGGAATGTTTTGAAGTCAATAGCCATTGTATTCTCCTAATAATAAATAGTGGCTCGTCTTACACTTTAATAATAAGAACGGTTGAATTAGAGTAAAGAACTTTTTTTAAACAGGGCGCACAAGCACCGAATAACTTAAGCTAACAGACATCAAAATAGTGTAACAAACAGTCAAAGCAACAAAATCCATTGTAATCTCCTATACTTAATGGATTAAAAGTAAATGGTAGCACCGGAGGGACTCGAACCCTCAATCCCGTCAGGGCGACGGATTTTAAGTCCGTTGCGTATACCAATTCCGCCACGGTGCCTCAACAACTAAACTATAAGAACGGTCTTTCACAAGTAAAGGAATTAATCAGTAGCCCACTCATAGCGAAGAATGCGACCAGAGCCGCATACACAACGTCCAGACTCAGGTCTTTTCAGGTACTTGCAGCCACAAGAGCCGCAGTAGTAATTGTAGGTAACTTTAGGTGGTTTAATAGACCAGTCAAACATTTTAACCTCGTGCTCTTTTAAGCCATCGCACTTCAGTCTCAATAACCTCTGAAGATCCAACGGGAAGTACGTTTACAGCGACGGCGCCCTTAGCTGATCCAGCAACTTTGTTAGGGTACTCAATAATCATAACCATTTTGTGATGGTATTTCCTGTAAGTGTTAGGAGCGGTTTGGCGAAATTGCGCCATTGTTCCTACATTAAACTTAGGCACCGAATTCATATTGTCTAGCACTTTCTGAACATATTTATTCTCGACCATTGAGCGATATTGTTTCTCAGTTGGAATAAAAGCATCATCGTTTAACACACGACGAGCGAGTTCGCCAAAGTACGGAGGATTATTAAGGTAATACTGCGCAGCAATTTTCATCTCGGCGTGCTGCTCATCACTATAATTAGCCTTCCAATCTTGGCGCTGAGCGATAATAGCAGGGTCTTTGCTTGTCTCAATTCTCTGAAGGATGCTTTCTTGCTTGCCAGTCAAGCTTCCATATCTTTGGATACCTTGTTTAATTGATGTAAGAAAGTCTTTTTCCCATGTGGAAAACTCTACATCGCGAGCCAGAAGATTATCAAGGCGCGCAATCATTTGAAGCTTAGATTTAATACTCTTGCATTTAGTCATTTTATTATTCCTAAATGGGTTACGCTTAAACTATAAGAACAGATTAATCACGGTCAAGAGGGAGCGTGAGAAATAATCATAAGTTCCCAGTTTTCACGCACTTGTACCCTCGGAGGATTATTGTCGCTCCATTTCTTTTTGGGTATTGTCTTATCGTCGCCGAGCCAGTGTACAGTAACATCAAAGCGTTGTTTTTTCTTTTGACACAAACACTTGGCATAGTGCTCGCCTACATAAAGTTCTTTAGACAGAACAATACCTTGCACCTTGCTATCAGGTAGCCAAGCCTCACGTACAATTGCGCCGGGCTTGAGTTTCCTGGCGTCTTTCATGTTCATCGGCGACGTCCTTCAATGAAGTTAGCTTTGTCGTCAGAGAATGTATCCTCTACAACACGTAGCCTTCGCTTGTTCTTTTCCGCGCTCTCACTGTGAGTAGAATCAGTTTCATATATGGCTTTTTCTGTCTGAAACACAGCCTCTTTCAAGCGATTGCGCTGATTATTAACCATCGTGACCTCGGCCCTTTCTAGCCTTTCAGGCCCAGTATCTTCCGTCATATCAAGCACTCGCGTTGCTAACTTGATTAATGTCTCTGCTGACTCACGAGGAATTGTAATAATATCTTTCATTTGATCTCCATGGATAAACTATAGTAACAAAATTTATAAAGTAAATATCTTAGGTTTATTTGCGGTAATTAAAAGGGCGCTCGTACTTGAATTCATCACAAGCTTCGGCTGCGCGCAAGGCGCCTTCTTCAGTAAGAAAATCATCAGGGATGAAAGTATCAACCGGAGAAACTATTCTAAACGCCATCTTCTCATTGATTCTAGATGGCTCGTTGTCTAACTTTGAGACCTCCATTGGCAATAAGCTACTCCAGAGTTGTCCATTTGGATAGTATTTAGCAGGCTTTAGGGAGCGAGAAAAAACTACATCCGTCCAAGCTTGCGGACCATCGTGCTTTGTAAAGTGGCTAATCTTATCCCAGGAAATGCTCTCTACAATTGTTAACTCTTCATTTTCACCGTAGTAATCCCCACGGTAACCCAATGCACCAATGCCGAATCCAGTCGCAATCATTCTCTCGGCGAATTGTTTTCTGACCTCAAGGCACTCTTTCACGAAGACCTTCATATCAGCTTTGCGATGAGCACAAGTTCTGCGAGTGTGACCGGGCTCACTACAGTAAGAACACTTGCGATTCTTACCACGATTATTAGCCTTATCAAGTTGCTTTTTGTGATTGGCTAGAAGCCTTTCGTTGTGCTGGCGATCAATAACAGTGAGGTCTTTCTTCTTTAGGATTTTCTCATAGTTAACGATATTGTCTTTGTGCATCTGTTTTTTTGCTGGGCACGAAGACCTGTTATGTCCAATTTCGTAGCAGTATCCACATCGAACAGTACGCTTGTAGTTTCCGTTTTTATCTTGTGTGTACGCCATCTCAATCCTCCGGTGTGGCGGTTACATTATAACTATAGTTACGCAACTTGAAGAGTCAAGAGCGCATCTAATAAATCTACATTTTTTGGCTTACCGGACACCGGCTGGATCCAACACTGGGCGCCTAAAGGCAAGTAAACATTGGTGTTTTCTTCACAAAGCACTGTGATAACGCGGGCCATATCTACATCCTCTAGAATATATTCACCATCGCCTCGCTCTGCATCAAATGCAATTCCTGCCTCAACAAGCAGAATCATCATACCATCAGTTAAATCTTGCGAGTCCAAGCCACCATCATGCACGCAAGTATCTGACCAATACTCCATCATTGTTGGCTCTTCTAAGTGACACTCCAATTGATACCAGTTATTTTTAACTTCGCTGATGCGCCATCCGCAACCTTGGTTATGCCAATCAAGAAACTTTTCAGCGAAAGTATCAATTACTCTCTTACAAGTTTCTATATTATACTTTGGTTTAAAGATCCAGGTGCTATCCATTTTTTCCTCTGTATTTGGTGGACCCTCTCGGACTCGAACCGAGGACTACCCCGTTATGAGCGGGGGGCTCTAACCAACTGAGCTAAAGGTCCATATATGGTTGGCTCGGTGGGACTTGAACCCACGACGACGACCTTATAAGAGCCGCGCTCTAACCAACTGAGCTACGAGCCATCAATCTGCTTACAGTATTATTATAGGAACAAATTCATTCTGGTAAAGAAATAACTTCTACACAATCGATTGGTGTCCAAGCCTCTTGAGGCCCGTATTCATCGTCAAACCAGTGGATCCAGGCGCCTTCATTGTCGCTAATCTCTTCAAATCTTAAAACAATTCCGGTTTGGCCTATAAAATAAGTTCTGGTGGGCGACGACCATTTTACTAAATCACCGACTTTCATAAGTTACGACATAACAGTGTCTTTTTCCCAGTCTATATCAGCGGAAGAAGTCACCTCTAATTCGGTTACAGGATAATTTTCTACCATTGGATAGTCCTGATCTAGCCACAAAATCTTAGCGCCTAAATTACCAATACTCATTACAACTCCAAAAGAGTCTTTATCAATCTTGTGTTTTACTAAGTCGCCTGTTAACATTATTATTCTCCTTGTAATCTTCAACTTTTATTAAGTTATCTAGTTTATGATGTTCAGCGAATGTTCTATCGTAGAAATGTACTTTCGCTTCCTCTTGTTCACCTACAAAAAAAACATCCATTACTAACCCTGGTGCGGGATCGGGGTAAAGTTCAATATCATCAATGTGAAAAACTAAATCTCCAATTTTCATAATACCTCAAGCCAGTCACCTCGCATCCAAGTCGCTTCGTAGCCAGTATTGAACCAACATACTCTATATGGACATCCGTGAGGATTTGATAATTGCGGCTTGCTTATCTCTAATATAAGCCCCATATTCATAGGGTAAAGGCCGTGGATGTTTTTTACTAAATCACCGACTTGCATTAACATTCTCGCAGGATTCTTCAACGTATGCCTTATCAAACCACTCAACTTTTCCACTGGGGCATAGTACGCCATATGGCAAGGCGCTATCTTTAATCGCTACGATTAAGCCCATTTCAGGATACTCTTTATCTTTGATCAAATCACCGACTTTCATTGATAACCTCAAGTAAAAACATTTCATAGTTGCCTTTTGGCGTATATGAGCATGCCCACTCTATATATGCCAGCCCTCCAAGCTGGCCAGGGTGGAGATCTTCGTATAGAGCATTGGTGCCCCTTACAATTCCAATTGGAGTGGATTTAGCATCACGACCTTTAAATTTAACCAAATCACCAACTTTCACTTACTAACTCCAATTGTTCTTCTGAATGAAACAGGAAATCGCTGCTCCATTGCACCCTATACGTCTTCCAAGTTCCGGTAGCGTTACTGCCTTCTTCTACTAATGTAATAACGCCTAGGCCATAGTAAAACTCAAATATTCGCCATTCGTCTTTAATTGATACAATGTCGCCGACTTTCACTAGTGATTACCTCAAGCTGAGTTATATGCATATTCACTGTGCCTCCGGGCCATTGAACTGTAGCACATTTATGCTCTGGGCCAGTGCTCCAAGTATTATAGGTTTTAATTATAATACCAAAACCGTCGTCTTCCCAGCCTCGTTGCACAACGAGATCACCGACTTTCATTCTTTGTCCTCCTTGCCCACAATTTTTCAAATCCATAGTGGCAAGACATTAAAATAATATGAAGAAAAATAGTAATGCTTGTTGCTGACTTAACGTCGCCGGTTGCTACAAAAAGCACCAACATAGTCACCAGTATTGATATAGACCTCCAAGCAATTACTTTCTTTAATATATCATGGGGCTCCACTGACGACCTCAATCTTTCTGCGCCAAGCGGCCGCAATGACTCCAGTTTTGTTATCTCGGACTACGGGGTCGCCGTTCTTGTCAAAGCGGAGTATGATACCCGTGCTCTCTTTTGTGTGGTAAGACCACTTTACTAAATCACCGACTTTCATTTTCAATCTCGTGTGAAGGACAAACCAGCCATACTTTATTTCTAGGACTCCAGCCTTCTTGGAAGAACCTGCCCATTGCTAAAGCTTCTACAACTGGTTTTGTAGGATTGCTATCTGTTACAATAAAACTATAAGAACTAATATACTTTGGTAAAGGTTTTTTTCTTTTTGCTATCGATAAAAGATTCTCTTTAGTTTTTACCTTTGATTTTAAAGCAATCAGTGCAGTGTATTTTTTTCTTGGGTTATGCTCCCACGGAATCTCGTTGCTTTTCATTTTTCACCAAAGAGTAATAATCACAGTAAGTTAAGCCTTTGTCACTTGAGAAATTAACCAAAACAGTGCTGTGATTTGAATAGAACCTAATGATTTTTCCTATTCCATATTCAGGCTTTCCCGGTAGTCTAACTTTATCGCCTACTTTCATTTATAACCTCAAGCAAGTTTGTTCCCCACCATCCATCAGGGGTATATTCGCAAAACCATTTAATTTTCATATTTTCGTTCATTGGCGTTAAATCTCTTTGTATCACTAGACCAACAGGCCCACCTCTAGGATTGCCATGTACACGAAATTTAACCAAGTCACCCACTCTCACTTATTAGCTCCAAATCATTTTCTGTGTGCCAAACGCAATCTTGGCCCCATTGAACTTGATACCAGAGACCAGAACGATCGTATTCATCAATCATTATAATAACGCCAGAGCGAAAGTAAACCTCTTCATCGCGTGGAAAAAAAGATTGTCCAGATTTTAGCTTTACTAAATCACCTACTTTCACTTACTAGCTCCAATTCATTAAACTTCCACCATCCGCTATCATTGGCCCAACATACCTCATAATAGACTACACCATCGTAGTCGTCCTCCCAAACGTCTAGAACAATTCCATAGACTTGGGGGCCTAAACCTTCCAGAGGGCGAACTAGGTCGCCTTCTTTCATTTTCCAGCGTCCTTGGCCATAGACCTGCTTGTAATGTACATATAGCCGCCTTTGTTGTAAGCTGGCGCAATGCATCGTGATTTGTGTAGAATTTGCTTTGCGGCCCTTTTATCGCCACATTCTAGGCAAGTCTTTAACCCTAGCGCTAATCGCTTGGGGTTAAAAGCATCTCCGCACTCAATACATTCAGGTTTCATGCTCTGCTCACAATTTCGTATAATGAATTATAAGTATTAAAGCTTTTTGCATCCCAGCCATCCGTACATAATCCAGCGTCTCGCCATTGAACCTCAACAAAAAGGTCCATACCGGATGTCTTATGGTTATCACCGTATGGTCCGATAGTGCTAGTTGAGACAACAAGACCAATATCGTCATCGTCAGTGCAGCGGATTATATCACCGACTCTAGGGTATTCGCTTAAAGGAATTATATGTGATGAGTGGTTATCTTTATTTGTCAACATTGAGGAACTCTTCTTTTTGTTTTCTAGTAAGTCTTTTAAAGTTATACTCTGCCTGTAAAGCATCTCTACGTGTTCTACAAACTCTTGTGTGTACGTAGCTGGATGGCCTTCTTGAGCGAGTGTACTTAGCACCCTTAGTTGTTTTGTTGTGCTCATGTAACCTGCGTTTAAGATCCGTCGTTACACCACAATAATAAGAACCATCAGCGCAGAGTAAAACATAAACATACCACTCTTTCATTTATGAAGCGCTAACTGTAAACGAAAGGTTGCCCGCAGGTGTTTTAACACTTGCTTCCCAGCCCAAAAAAGTATAATGTGAGGTGTTATTATTTAGGAGTTCACCAAGTGTAGTTTTGAAATTGGCTGTGAGCGTAGTAAACCCTCGCTTGTAATCGTACTGTCTAGTATAATCTTCAATGAATTCAAAATCATAAAAATTTTCACGTATGACTTCGGCAACAAAATCAGAAAATCCAGAACCGTCTCTAGGGTACGTCTCCAGCAGATAACTATCTCGTAGATGCTCCAGTGGGCTTCCTCCATATTCACCTTCAATTTTCATCCCTGGAGTGGTTATAACTTCGGCGACCTTATCGACCACATCTGTTTGTTGTACAGCCTCTTCCACATGCGTATCATGACAATGTACTACATCGATACCATCAGAGTAGCTTAGCTTGACCTCTGTGCTCGGGTCCAAATTCATTTCTCGCAAGTTATTAAAACCAGACATTGTTTCTCCTTGTGTGTCTTGTGAATTTATTATAATAACAAAAATAGGCCAAGTAAAGACAAAAGTTTGTATTTTATTCTATATTATCTTTTTTTAACTTGTTCCAGATATCTTTGGAGATGGTTAATATTATTTTCTTTTCGTGTATGTCGCCGTAAAAATTATCAATAGTTTTAAATTCAGGGTCTTTTATCTCAAGATAAACCCTGTCTTCATCATACGGCTCTCTATACAAATGATGTTTTTCGCTTTTGCTTATAGTTTCTTTTTTCATATCGTCTTCCAAGATATATCTGTTCTTTCCTTCCAAGATACCTTGCCGTTGTTCTTCATTACATAAATAAAATCCGCGTCGTTGTTTTTAGAATGCGGGTCATAAACGTAATACGGTAAGGCTCCTGCAAATTCTGTCTGCCCTTTTGAAGGATAGAATAAGCGGATGCCTCCTTTTGAACCTGCGACAATTATATAATCTCTTAACATCTTGTAGCCACAGAAGTTCAATTCTGGTAACATATGTTCTGGATATCCATCATAAAAACATTGGACCCCGACAAAACTTTCATCGGCTTCTTCTATATATATGTCGCATCTGGTTCCCATTTTACATTTTTGGTGTTACAAAAAGAAGTCAACATCAAGTTCAATACTTCCCGTGCTTTCAAAGCTTAATGACCAAGCGTCGTCTCCGACGAAAGAATCTAACTCCGAAAAATCTACGTCCTCAAGCTCCATTTCGAGTTCTTCTTCACTCACCTTTTTCTCCTTTAAAAATAAGTTTAATAGCCAATAGGCTGCTGATATTGACAAGCACTAGCCCTCCAAATATCATTAAATAAGTCAACATTTTACCTCCAAAAAAAATTAGTTCTCGTAATCTTCTAATTCATCCATAAACCATTGAAAATCTGTATCCTCTACTAACATTTCAAAGTCAGATTCTTCTATGCATGATGAATAAAAGTCACGGAGTATTTTTACATTGGCTAAAATATTCTCTAACAAGTTTGTAGCAATCTCGCAATCGTCGTTCACACTATTTCTCCTATATCTAATAGTAACTTTCTTATATTATCTATCCGCGCGTTTAGTTTTTCTTCTTTTTCTGTTAACAACGCGGTTTTTAAAAGGTATAGTTGTTTTTTTGCTTCTTCTAGTATTTCCGATGCCTTAGATGGCTCATATACTCTCATTTATCTTGTTCCTTCTTATTTTTAGAAAAGGCTTTTATTGATTTTAACTCTTCTTCTAATTTTAAGTTTTCTCCAAGTAAACTCTGCATTTCCTCTGCTAGTTGTTTTATTAATCGCATTGCTTTGAAATCAGTTATGAACGCTGAACCTTTCTGCATTTTTTCAGAATAGTTCCTTGCTTCGACTATTAATGATAATCTTTTTTGAATGTTCATAATCGTCCATCTTAAATACGGTCTTTATCCTCTGAGAAGAAAACTTCTATATTATTAGGTAGTTGCGCAACAATGAAATTACACATTTCTTTTTCGCTATCAAATGTAATTAGATTGGAATCAAAGTAAAGCTTAAATTGGTTTAATTCTCTGATAACATCCATCTTATTGATGACTAGCTTGTTGATAGAATTTAAAGCAATGCTTTTCTGTAACTCATTTAAGTTTAGCCAGTTGCATTGGCGTGGTCGGCCAGTGGTCGCACCATACTCCTCTCCGAGGTCGCGCAATGCTTGAAAGACAGGCTCATCCGGCTCAAAAGATTTTGCACCTACATAAGTCTCATAGATCTTGGCAACTCCCCAAACATCACGAAGCCACCTAGGGGAAACTCCATTTAAGAAAACACTACCTAGACCGCAATGAGAAGAAGTGACGTATGGATAATCGCCCCAGTCAATATCCAGACCGAATCCTTGTGCTCCCTCGCATAAAACTTTAACTGATGTATCACTATGAAACTCCTCGTACAAATCAATCATATAAGAACTTAAAGAAGGTACTTCACAAGCTCTAATTCCCTTGCGGGCGTACTTATCGCGATAGGCAGGGCCATTACCGCGTCTTGTAGTACCAATCTTTTGTTCAGTCAGTTCTTCTTGTAAGTGTGTTCCCGTAATAACGTGAGCATTCTTTGCAATGAATAGTTTACCGTGTAGATTAATTCCAGCTTCCTGTAATTCTTTTACTTCTTCAAAAAAATGTTCAGGACTAATCACACAACCCGGACCAATAATTGATTTGACACCATAAAATACTCCTGCCGGAATATGATGAGTAACAAACTTCTTGCCCTCGTGGTAGATTGTATGCCCTGCGTTACATCCTCCATTAAATCTTAAAACATGAGTATAACTTTTGTACTTTGATAAGTAGTGTGTAACTTTGCCTTTGGCTTCATCTCCGTGTTGAATTCCTAATACTACATCTGCTAACATTTTTAAATCCTTTGTTTGGTGCCCCCTGTAGGATTCGAACCTACGACCTACAGGTTAAAAGCCCGGTGCTCTACCAACTGAGCTAAGGAGGCGTATTGTAGTCTCACGGGGAATCGAACCCCGACTACCGGAATGAAAACCCAGCGTTCTAACCGTTAAACTATAAGACCATTGTTTATATTATAACAACATTTCTCTAAGAGTAAAGGTTATTTACATAAAAATTTGATTTGCAACATAGGCAATTGCTGAAAATGCAACTGTAACTAAAATAATCAACATTACATATTCTACTTTCTCTATGTCTCGCTTGAGCTTATTCATATATACTCCTTGTGTATGGTACGCCCGACAGGATTCGAACCTGTGACCCTCGGCTTAGAAGGCCGATGCTCTATCCAGCTGAGCTACGGGCGCTTGTATTTATGCCGTCGCAATATAGGCAGCGAAGCAGGCAAACCAACCCGAGAGGATAAGAGTTGCCACTAAAATATCAGCAGAAGCCTCAGTAGACCTGTGATTAAACTTTCTTGTAAAACGTTGTTTTAAACTATTCATTGTTTTCCTTTTTTGTGTATGCTGCGCAGACAGGGCTCGAACCTGTGACCCGGCGGTTAACAGCCGCCTGCTCTACCAACTGAGCTACTGCGCATTAATATGGAGCCTCTTCACGGATTCGAACCGTGGACCTGATGATTACAAATCAACTGCTCTGGCCATCTGAGCTAAAGAGGCACAGTGATCAACAACTTTTTATAACTTCTCTAATCCTTTTCTCTGCAATAGAAAAATATTCCTCGTCAGTTTCCATTCCAATGAATTTTCTTCCAGTCATCATGGCTGCCATCCCTGTTGTGCCAGAGCCCATCGTGTTATCCAAAATTATATCACCTTTGTTTGAATATGTTTCTATTAAATATTTCATCAGAGCAACAGGCTTTTGAGTTGGATGCTGTGACTTCCCTTCAGATTCGGCTGTTTTAAAATATTGTACTGTTCTAGGATATCTCAAACCAGAATCATTCTTAACTAGTGTTTCAGTTTGTTTTCCATATACTTCGGTGGGCCTATGAGCCTTGCCTTTGTTATATGGCGTGCTCTGCCACATTTGAGGATTATAAGTTGGGGGCTTTTTGTAAAAGACACAAATATCTTCGTGTGCTCTCATGGGCATCTTCTTTGCATTTAAATAGCCAGTTGCCTTCGACTTTTCCCAAATCCAACAATATTTAAATTGTTTGATGTTGGAGTTAACCAAAACACTTGTAAAAGGCTGATTGGCGGTAAAGACCATTGCAGCATTATCCTTCGCAATCCTCTTGTATTGCTCCCATAGCATATCAAGTGGTATTACCTCGTCCCATTTACATTGTGTAGTCCCATACGGTAGATCAACCAATATCATATCAACACTCTTGTCTTTTAGCTTTGGAAGCTCTTCCAGACAATTTCCTTTAATTAAGTTATACATTTTCATCTCCTCCCAAAGAAATCAAAAATTGTTTTTCTTTAGCTACATTCTCTTCTTCTACTCTAAATGGCATAATATCTTCACGCAAGTATTTCTTGCGTGAAGTGCGGCCGTGGTCACATGTATTAAAGAACTTTATCTTTTCTTTAATAATGTCAAAATAAGGAAGATCTACAAAAAGCGAATCTTTCAGTAAGTCATCAAATTGATAATTAGTTGGACAACTTACTATGAAGTAAGGAATCTCTTTTTCATTTTTTAAGCAATATCCTATAACTTCCGCCGCATTATAAAGTGCTCTCTTAGCAAAACACTTGTCGACATAGTGTCCCTTGTCTTCTTCCAGGGCCAGCAATTTGCGTGACTTTCTGTCTACGATGTATTGATCGGCATTGTATTTATTACCAAAATTATTTTCAAATTCTGCGCGTTCAGAAGCAGTGGCAATATCCAGGCCCACGTACTTGATCCATCGAGTTCTTAACCCTTCATATGACCTGCCAACAATGTCCTTTGCTGCACATTTGCCCAGCTTAATTTCGCGTATGCAATTACTATGATGTTTTTGTAATTCTTTTGTATAATCCATTTACTTTTCTCATTTAAAATCTGGCGTGGGTACACAGGTCTCAGGATCAATCGTTACTTGATCTTTCTTGTGTGCCTCGATAAACTTCTCTGCTGCTTTTTTATTTTTAAAGTTTGTAAGGTAAGCTAACTTATCTCCTATCTTTAAAATTACTTCATAACATCCGTGCTTTACGTGATTGATGATATAATTGTCTACTTCTTTATTTTCTTTCAGTTTTTTATGACCTTTCGGTTTTTTACTGAATCCTTTTTTGCGTCCCATATCTTAACAATAAGCCCGACGATAATTTAGTAAAGCTAATTCTTTACTTTTTGCCTCAATCATAACATCAACATCTAAGCCATAAGTATTGATTTCATCCACAATCATATCAGAGTGTGCATTGGCGCGGATCTTTGGATCTTGTTTCTCACGTGAGCGAGATTCCGAATAGTGTACGACTGGCTTCACATCTCCCCAAGTCATTGCAGCCATCAACAATGCTTCTTCTTGGTCTAAGCCTCCAGTACAAAAGGTATGATGATGAAAATCGTGCACAATCGGAATGCCAATCCTTGGATAGACCTCATCGTACAGCTCTTTGGTAGAATACAAACTAGCCTTGTCATCATTCTCAACTGTCAGCCTAGTCTTCACTGCGTCAGACAAACGTTCAAAGTTGCGACAAAAGTTGCCGATAGCCATGGCTTTATCGTTGTAGTGCGCACCAACGTGAATATTAATTTTGGCATATGGTGTACGAGGCAGGCCCATCAAGTCAAATAGTCTACCGTGATTTTCAAGATCAGTGATTGTGTTCAAGACTACTTGCTCTCTAGGGCTAGTGAGTTTGTTGAATGGCCCAGGATGTGTTGTAATCCTTTGACCATACTTGCGTGCAAGATCACCTGACCTCTGGAGTGAAGCAGCAATTGCTTTGAAATCTGGCAGATCCTCTAGTTGGTACTCACTTGCCCAGGGAAAAACATCAGAAGACATGCGATAGAACTTAACATCGTTGTCTTCGTTCCACTGAATAATCTTCTCAAGATCTAGCACATTTTGCAAAGCTAGCTCGGAAGCATAAGGTAATCCTCTAGCCTTGAAGGTTCTCTTGATCATTGATCGGTTAGTAGTGATACGTTTAGATTTAGGTTGCTCAGAGAGCGTCATATTGATACAGGCATAGCCCAAATTGTTTTTCATATATCTATTATAATTACGCCACGGTTATTGTCAAGGTCTTCTTTCTCTTGTTCTTCTTGTTCCTTCATTCTGCGAACATACTCCTCCCATTCCGGAGGAGGTAAGGGAATCTGAACGTATGGTCTTTCATCTTCACCCATCTTGGAATACCTTTATTATTTGTTTAAGAGTTCTGTTCTCATCACGTAGTTCGTGTATGAGTTCATTCATATCGTGAACAGCTTGAATTAAAAGGTCGTATCTTTCTTTTAGATCTTTTAACTCCTGTTCACGAGTTTTCATCTTCCTTGACCTCGATAAGGTTTCTTTCGGCGTCTGGCCTTACTAGGCGTAGAGCCGCTCTTATGGTTGTTGTGGAACGTTTCACCACCGGAATGAGGCTTCCTAGAATATGTTCCATTGCCTTGTGATGTCTTCTTGGTTGTCCCTGTAATGCTGTAAACTGGTCCTCTAACTTTTGCCATTGTATTCTCCTTTAATAAATAGGCTTAGAAACGCACTTAACGTCTCTTTAAAATAAAAAGGGTACCACTAGGGGTACCCTCAGAAACTTAAGCTATCAAAGTCTTACTCGATATCTACCTTAAAAATTTCTGCTGCTGGACGAGTAGGAACTACCAATCTAAGAAGTCCGTTCTCGAAGCTAGCACTAATTTTATTTAAATCTAGGTTGTTATCATAGTTGACATAAGTCTTTGTAAAACTTCGTCTAGCTACTCTATGACGGCCCGGACGACGATTTGCATCGTCTATCTCCCCAATAACAGTAATAGATTTTGTCTCTGGCTTAATCTCAACTGTAAGATCTTCTTTACGAAAACCGGCCAAAGCAAACTCTAATACGGTATTACCGTTCTCTTCTCTATAAATATCGGCTACCGGGTAGCCTTGTGTTGTCTTCTGCATCAATTGTGGAAAGTCCAGCATTGAATCGAAGATATCCTCAAAAACGTTCCGACCTAAAAGGCTCGGTCTGTGAATTGCAAGTGTTGTAGTCATAATATTTTCTCCTTATTAAGCAAGTTATTGAGCAGGTATCCCTTGCAGCGATACCCACCATAACCAAACAATAAACACTAAAAAACACTAGTCAAGTAAAAATATTATTTTTTTTAATGCAGCATCAGAGAATAGTTTAATTTTAGCAACTCTCTTTTCGTAAAAGCGACAGACAGAATGGCATTTTCTAAAATAACTAAATCCTTCTCGTCAATCAAAATAATTTTTTCTTTAAGCTCTTCATTTTCAATCGGACCTAAATTTAAATTGAGTTTCAATATTTTTCTAACGTGATAGTTGCTGGAGAAAGCATCACAAAGATAAGAAGCTAATTTCATATCTAGTGGATCTTTTCCGATCATATCATCAAGCAGATCTGCTGCTATTTCTAATTGTTGATCAGCCGTGCTAATCATCTCTATAACCGCAGACTCTGGCATTGTGTAGACTTTGGGTGGCTGTTTTTTATCCATCAGCCAGCCTTTTGCAAAGATCCGTATATCCTCCCACTAGCTCTATGTTGTTTCCTTGTTTGTGAAAAACCATAGGAACGGTACTCCATTCGTAAATCTTTTTTAGTTCTTCTAGAACTTTAGGACGACTTTTTAAGTTTAAAACTTTGTAGTCCTCGCCTTTGCTTTTAAGCAACTCAACCGCTTTCTTACAAAAAGGGCAGTTCATTCTCGCATATAAAATATATCTGCTGTCCATTATTAATTCCTATTATTAAACATTATAAACTTTTCTTCTATCTACGTACCAGACTTCACCTTCAAATAAAACTCCTAACTTTGTTTCTTCTTCTTTCAAAACTATTAAATTTGTAGGCGTTCTTGTTTGCAGAACTTTGGTAGGAGAACTTTTTTCATACTGAAGCAAGTCGGTATCAGAAGGCACATATACCAGATTTCCTACCTTGATGCTCATTCTTCAACCTCATAGGGAGGCTGTGGACTTGGCTCTTGTGCTGGTGTCTGAAAAACATCGCCGTTATCTGTTATCGCGCTTTGATATCCACTCATTATGGTCGCACATTCTTCTAAGCTGTTATCAACATCAAACAACTTTCTTCTAATAAAATCAACTCGTTCAGTAAATTTTTCGGGATCCATAGAATCCACAGTCGCAGTAATATTTGAAATAGTCTTTAGTTTAGCGATACAAGTTTGCATCATTCTATCTACTTCTACTGGTACCTCCTCTAGATCTACCGTATGTTGCATTTTTACTTTCATCATACCTCCACTATCGCGTGATTCGTTGTGACTAGGGTTGATGCTACCGAGACTGCATTTGTTATAGCGCTGCGTGTAACCTTTGCTGGGTCAACAATTCCTGCTTCAAACATATCAACTATCTCCCCATCTTTAAAGTTATAGCCACTGTTTTCTTTTTCAGAGTTTTCTTGAATCTTGCTTACAATGATGTCCGCAGATTCACCAGCGTTTTCAGCAAGTTGTCTAATTGGCTCAAGCGATGCTCGCTTTAAGATTTCAACACCGAGACGCTGATCTTCATTTTCAACTTCAACCTCTAGGTTATCAATTGCCCGTGCTAGTGCAACACCACCACCGGGAAGAATTCCTTCTTCTTGCGCAGATTTAATTGCTTCTAAAGCATCTTCGATGCGATGCTTCTTTTCAATCATTTCAACTTCGGTGGCTGCTCCAACTTTAATAATCGCAACACCACTAGCTAGCCTAGTGATTCTCTCTTGCATTCGCTGGCAGTCCTGCATATTATCATTAGTCTTAATTTGTCCTTTCAGGTCTTCAATCGTCTCGTCAACCTTTTCCCAATTTGCATTGCCGCCAACAAAAGTTGTGCTGTATTTTAGAACATCAACTTTTTTACACTGCCCGAAGTCAATCAATTTAACGTCAGACAATTTTTTTCCAGACTCCCGACTAACAAATGTCCCTCCAAGAGAAATAGCCAAGTCATTGAGAATTTCTCTTCGCTCTGTTCCATATCGTGGCGCTTTTACAGCAGCGACCTTCATTGAACCTCGGACAGTATTCATAATGAGAGCAGCTAGTGCTTGGTCCTCAACTGCTTCAGCTACAATAATTAAAGGCTTGCTTTCCCTTGCTACTAGTTCTAACACAGGTAGAATATCGGGTACCTTATCAATCTTATGATCAGTAATCAAAATATAAGGATCATCATATTCAACAGAACCACGTCGTTGATTATTAATAAAAGCATTCGCGAAAAAGCCGGAATCAAAATGAAAACCCTCGGTTACATCTAGAGTTGTTTCAAATGATTTTCCGTCTTCTACGCTAACCGACCCATCGTGACCAGCCTGCTCAACTGCCATTGAGATAAGCTTACCGATGGACCGATCATTATTAGCAGAAATTGTAGCAATATGCTCAATATCTTCTTGAGATTCTATAGGCCGTGAGAGGCTCTCTAGGCGCCCTACAATCGCTTCTAGGCCCTTATCCATACCACGCTTCAATTCTATTGGAGAAACGCCCGCAGAGACGTATTTCTGCGCACTATTGAGTATTGCACGAGTAAGGATTGTTGAAGTTGTCGTACCATCCCCAGCAACGTTAGCAGTTTGTGACGCAACTTGTTTAATTAACTGCGCTCCTGCGTTCTCAAAGGGATCTTCAAAGTCAACAAACTTTGCGACTGTAACGCCATCCTTTGTGATTATTGGATTCGCTCCTTTCTTATGAAGCAGGACATTTCGTCCTTTCGGGCCTAGGGTTGAGCCAACAACATCTGCTAGCTTATTTACCCCATCTAATATTTGGGTCTGTAATTTCTTCCCGCTCTGAAATTGCTTTGATATCTTTTCTTGTGTCATGCATTCCTCTTTCTATTTCTGACATTTTTGTATCTAGTATAGCTATTTGTATTCTAGACTCGCTTCGTACGTGCTCTATATGAGAGTGTACCTCACTTATCTTAGAATTTAAATAAATACCTATAATAATCCCTAATAATATAAGACTGATAAGTATAATTGTCAAGGATAAAATTTGCATTTTTAATTATTCTTCGTAGCCTAGCCTCTGGGCCTGTGGGTTAAATTGGGTTGGTTTTCTAAAAGTTGATGGTGCTCCTTGCGAGTCAGCAACTTCTGCTGTCTTTTTGCCGATACTCTTTGCGTTTTCAATTGCTGTGTCGGCCTTCGCATCATCTGCTAGGCCACCTGCGAAGTATCCACTTACGTTTTGTGTAAGGCTCTGTAAATCTCTAAAGATCTCAAAGATTGATTTATTGATTGTCTCACGTGCTTGTTCGACCATATTGATAACCTTGTCAGTGCCAATTTCAATTGATCCAATATATACCGAGTTTTGTCCGGACGGGAATAACTGGCCAGGGGTTGGTTGTGCCAGAGCTTCTATGCTCTCAACCATTTTCTGTGTTAGGTTAAAGTGACCAGTGTTAACATATCCATAAGAAACCATAAGACACCTTTTCTTTAGCTCGGGACTAGCTGCTTCATAGAAAGCTCTTGATGCCTCCAATCTTTGTTTATCATCATCACCCCAAAAGTACATCTCACTCATTGTTCTCTGTCTTTCAATCTCTCTCTCTGACCTAGCAAACTTTTGTCTTACGATTTGGTTTGCGTCGAGAGTAGCGATGAATAAAGCGGTTTTCTTAGTAGCTACCGGACCTATGTCCGGATTAATCAAGAATTGTCTTACTATATTCGTCAACGGCGTAACATATAACTTATTACGATCGGCAGACTTAGCTTCGGGTTTTCTGTTGACTAATTCATCATTATTCGCATAGTCTATAGTTTGCAGATAGTTTTCAATATTGAATTTTTGAGGATCAATTTCAGCGCTAATCGCCTCTTGGTTTGCCCCTATGGTTTGCTTGAGGGCATCAACAAAAGCGCTTTCCATTGCCTCTGGTGAAGCTTCGGCTAATTTTTTATCAGGTAATCCTTCTGTACTCCTTCCCTCCGAATCTAAAAACGGCTTCGGAAGCAGAATATTGTTTCTTGATTTGAGGCTTGAACGTGATATGATATTAAAAATGTTTTCTAAATTGAAATCAAACCTATAAAAGTCTAATGTTCCGCTTTGATCAAAGTCTTTTCCTGTTAGTTTCTTTGTAACAGACACATACTGCATCTTCTCTTGCCTAGCGATATCATTTGCAAGGTCAGTAAAAGACCCACCAACCTCAAGCTGACCCTCTTTATAAAGCTTAAGAGAAATTGGAGTTCCGTCAGAAGTTGTCAAGTCAGCAATCGTCTGGCTATTGGTTGGAACCTGACGTCCATCCAGCAAAACAGCCAAGAATGATTCAAAAGAAAAGCCTGCCGACGCAGCATTAAAATGAGTAATAATCATAGTCAATGTTTTAAAGAAAGTAAGGATAGCTAAAGTTTCAGCAATTATTTGTGATTTATTTTTTCTGCCTCCGGTATTCATCAACGAAGATGGATTCGCATAGAAATCAGATAGTGTCTTGACCTTATCTTTTAAGTCATCACCTTGAATATTTCTCAAGAACTGCTGTAGCTGTTGTCTTGCTTCTGAGGGGACATCGCCTTGATCAGTTGTATTGACTGTTGACCAGCCAATCTCTGATACAGGGACCGAAGGTACCAAAGACAAAGATCCTAGATCTCTTTCCATTAGCAACTGAGATTCTGTTAACGGAATAAGCTCTCTCATTTTTCTTTCAAGTTCTGCCAATAGATCAAAAGGCTTTTCTTTATTTTCTTTAATTGTTTTTAACGCACCATCAATTGACGCTTCATCCATTTTGAATTTCATAATTATATTAACTCTCCATTTTTATAATATTATCAATAATTTCATCAAGTTTTAAGCCGGCTGTATCAATCTTATTTCTTGTTAAATTATAGTGATTGACCACACCTTTAAATTTATTCTTGACGGCAGGATTGTATACCCCAGTACATAAACTTCCATCTTCGTTCTTAGGATAATCCAAAGGGATATCGTACTGCTTGCATAAAAATGTTATTAATGCCGAATAAGCTTGTAACTGCGCAGGATAGTAGCCAAAATGAGATCTCAGCTTTCTTCCGTGAACAACGCTGTCGTTTAATATTGGCCTAGGTGGTAAGCCTTGTTTTCTATAAGCGCTCGCATATTTAGGATAATAAGCATTAGACAAATCAATTCCAATTGAATGGTTGTTAGCGCCCTTAGCGTGCCAAGCAATATTATTCGTATCAACTAATTGAACGATTGTGCCATCGTTATCAATGACAAAATGTGTAGAAATATTTCTTTTTTCTAACACTCTCTTGCAAGATGCTGCAGAAGTGCAAACATCCCAGTGAGTCACAATAACGTGAGGCTTTCTTTCTTTCCTTGATTTTTTATAGCAACTTGAGGGCAGAAAGTCTTTTTTGACCTTATGCCATGCAATTGGTCTCATCCTGCCATTGATTGTAAGATTTTTTGTGCCTTCAAAATCATCTTGACTTAATTCATTCTTTAAACAAAGTCTTCTGTACGTATTAGTTCCCACTAATCCATCAGGCTTGAGATCGTGATTGATTTGAAATTGAACAATCGCATCAATTAAATTGTTATCGAACTCATCTTCGCCAAGCCAGGAAGGTTCCCAGCCTAGTCTTCTAGACGATCTCTTGTTATATCTTATCTTATACCAGTTCATATGACTATATCTGCGATCCCCAAGTCTACGGCTTCTTGAGCCGACAAGTAAATATTACTCTTCTTCTTAATTAGGTTCTTTAAGTATCTTTCAGTCATATTTGTTTCTTCCGCAAGTGCCTGAATATACATACTTTGTGTCATCTTTGCCTCGTCAAATTCGTTCTCGATATCAGCTAAATGTCCGTGCTGGCCAGAGATAACTCCGTGGATCATAACTCTGCAGAATCTTCCGATTCTTCTCTCACCCTTGGTGCCAGCCGCTAGTAGTAATGTGCCGGCAGACATAACTTTTCCGACTCCAATTGTATGGATAGGCATAGTTGTTCTAATCTGCCTCATAACATCGTAAAGTCCAAACATCTCTACGGCTGATCCACCGTGCGAAGAAACAAAGAAATCAAAAGGATCTGCTACCTCTATCAATTCAGACTCTGGATCTTGCGGATCAAGTGGCTCAAGGCGCATACCTGACTTCTGCAGCAACAACATTGAATAAAGAGTTTCCGAACATCTTTCCTCATTGATGTCACCGTAAATTCCGGTCACGCGCAATTTAGGACTACTCTCATTCGCACTATTACCTAAATTAAGGAGAAAGGATAAATCTTCCATTGAAGTGTCTATTGGTTGTTCTTCAACGTTATCTTCTGCTTGCTCAACTTCAGCAGGCTCCTCTGCTTTCTTTTTTGTCTTCTTTCTAGCTGGCTTCTTGGTATCTTCTTTTTTTGAACTAAACATAACAAACTCCTTATTTTTTGTCTAACAGTTTCATTGCTGACTTCCAATCTTTGAAAGTTAGGCTGCTTTTAATTGTCTTAGGGCAAGAAACTATAATAATATTTATCATTGTCTCTCTCCATAAATAGTGATTCTTTATATCTATATTTTTTTGTTCTTGTATTTCTTTTTCCGAAGCACCATTTTTTTCCATTTCTAAATGGTGACGACTTAAAGATATAAGCTTTTGTTCATCTATCTTTTTTAACATAACTATACAGCCATTAAGGGTTGCATTGTAAATATTAATAGCAGTCCCAATAGCCAACAGATAAGACAAAACTTTGTACGTTACTGCCCCGCCGACAAACCAAGAAAAATATGTTATAATTTCGCTTTCCATAATACTTTGTATAAAAAAAGGCAAGGAACTTGTTAATTCCTTGCCCGTTAAAAATCTATTTTAATTTCTTAACTATTTCTTATTTTCTTTCAAAAGACGAGCTGCAACTCTTTTTGTAACCTCGTTGACGAGATCTTCCATCATTGGAGGCTCTTCTTCATCTTCGGGAGCCATCTCGCCAGACATAGGCTCATCATCTCCAGGCATCTCCGGGGCTGCCTCTTCGTCACCCATCTCGGGCTCGTCGTCCATGGGCTCGTCCATCTCAGGCTCAGCACCCATATCGTCCATCTCAGGCTCATCTGCGCTTTTCTCAACAGTGATATCAGCATCCATATGCTTCATAATCACGTCAACTAAATCTTGAACAAATTCTGCGGGATCTTCAACTTCTTCCTCTAAGGTCTCTTCTTCGATGACCGACTCTTCCATCTTATCATCTTCGTGAGCAGCCTCTTCAAGCTCTTGAGTTGTTTCCTCAACAACTTCTTCTTCTAGTGTATCTGTAGCAGAGGTATTCTCAATAAAGTTCTCTGTAAGTGTTCCAATATTAGCAAACTTCATAAATTTGCGAATTTCTGATTCTGTTAAAAGGCTCTTTTTCATTTTGTAACTCCTGTTAAGAAAAATAGATTTCAAGAATAAATAGTATCAAAAACTTTTAAAAGTCATCTTTTACAAGATATTCAAATAGTTGCGGCTTTCGGGCTTTAATTTTACGCAGTGCAGCGTCTTCAATTTGTTTTACCCGCACAAAGCTTATGCCTAGTCTTTCTGCGGTTTCACGAAGTGTAAATCCCTTGCAATCGCTTTTGTCAACAGCACAGAGAGAACAGTTGTTGTCTTTTTTATAGTCTATCCAATGTCGGCAATCCGAAACGGGACAAGACACGTCTAACTCCATACACTTTTTAGCACAGGCGCGCAGGGTATAAGTTACTTTCTTTTCTTCTTTAAAACTTATTTTTCTAGGCTTGCTATATCTTTTTTCGCTCATAGTTCCGGAAACTCCTCGGCAATTATATCAAATATATCTTCAATTTCATTATCGTCTAGAGCAAAAGCTTTACTAGTTTCTTTTCCCTCGGCAATATTCTTGTTGATAATCTTTCTCTTGGTAATTCCTTGAGATAAATTCTTGGCTTTATACTGATCTAGATATCTTAGCAGATTCTCATCTTTATCTAGGTATCCAGTTATCATAGCGCGAAAGAAATGCGATTGC